TAGTATAGTACCACTTATTGGTGGTGAAACAATTGCAATGGAAAACGCTTTTGGAAAAAAACCTGAGTATATTTTAAGCTATGAAGCGTTTGGAAATAACGATCAACACATTGTGGAGCATTATAAAAATGAAATTCCTTATCATATCTTATCGGGTAACAGTAATGACCCTGCTTATCCCTATGTTGATGTTGTTAATACCGTTTGCCCTTGTGCTGGGCTTAGCAGTTTATCTCCTTCAGCTGCTAGCGACAATTCTGCAAATGATTGGATGTTTATTACTTCTGAGTACGTATTGGGCACTTTATCCCCTAAAGTTTTCTGGGGTGAAAATGCTCCAAGACTTGCCAGCAAAATGGGAGAGCCAGTTGTACAACGTCTTCGGAGCATTGCTACTAAGTATGGATATACCTTTTCAATCTACAAAACAAAGTCAATCCTTCATGGGTTATCACAGGTAAGAGATAGAACATTTTATTTCTTTTGGAAAGGTATTGAAGTGCCTCTTTTCCCATATATAAATCGTGAGCACGAAAAAATTGAAGATACAATTCGTAATGCATTTGTATCTGAAGATGATCCAATGAATATGCTTACCAATACTAAAGTTCCATCTCAAAATCCATTTTATAAATATGTTTTAGAAGAAATGGAAGGTGGAATTACACACCAAGAATTTGCTTCAAAGATTGAAAAAACCACAAATCCTCTTGATTATATTGAAGCTGCTGGTATTACATATGATAAAGTCGGCGAATGGATGACTAAAAACGGTTACGAAAGAGAAGCCGCTAAATGTACTCGTATGTATGAAAAGCTAAAAAATGGTGGTAATATAATGCGAAAAAATACAGAGATTCCAAAAGATTATATTGGAGCCTTTGTTGGTCATATGCCAACTTCAATTGCACATCCAGATGAAGATCGATATATTACCATAAGAGAAGCGTTAGCAATTATGAAACTTCCAAAAGACTTTCAGTTGCAAGGTGGATTAAAAAATCTAAATCATATTTGTCAAAACGTGCCAGTTACTACAGCACAAGATATGGCATCCTCAGTGAAAGACTATTTAGACGGAAAGTTAGATACAATAGAATCAGAATTTATGGTCCAAGATAATAAAACAAAATCATATAAAGTTGAAATACCTAGTGTACAACTAGATCAATTTATGATATAATGGATCTAATATTTACAATAAAAGGTGAATTATATGTCAGTTATGGACAAACTTAAAAAGAACTCAAAGTTAAAAAATACTGAGGTTCTTTCGAAATCAAAATTTTTTACTGAAAAAGATATGGTGCCTACTGAAGTACCGATGGTAAATGTTGCCTTATCTGGATCAGTTGATGGTGGTTTAACACCAGGACTTACAGTACTTGCCGGTCCATCAAAACATTTCAAAACTTCTTTTGCGCTACTTATGGCTGGTGCATATATGAAAAAATATAAAGATGCTGTAATGTTATTTTATGATTCTGAATTTGGTTCTCCTCAATCTTATTTTGAATCGTTTGGTGTTCCCACCGATCGTGTTTTACATACACCAATTACTAATGTTGAAGAACTTAAATTCGATTTGATTAATCAACTTGAAGAAATTGAACGTGGCGATAAAGTTATTGTTGTTATTGATTCAATTGGTAACCTTGCATCTAAAAAAGAATTAGAAGATGCTATTAATGAAAAATCGGTTGCTGATATGTCTCGCGCAAAAGCACTTAAAGGTTTGTTCCGTATGACAACACCTTACTTGACAATGAAAGATATTCCATTGTTAGCAGTTAACCACACATATATGGAAATTGGTTTATTTCCAAAGGCAGTTGTTGGTGGTGGTACTGGTATCTATTATTCAGCAGATAACATCTGGATTATTGGTCGTCGTCAAAACAAAAAAGGTACAGAAATTACTGGTTATGATTTTGTGATTAATGTTGATAAATCTCGTTATGTAAAAGAAAAATCTAAAATTCCTATTTCAGTATCTTGGGAAGGTGGAGTAGAACAATGGTCTGGCTTACTTGAAGTTGCTATGGCTGGTGGATTTGTACAAAAACCAAGTAATGGTTGGTATGAAGCAATCGATCCAGCAACCGGTGAAGTTTTATCAGGTAAAGTTCGCGAAGCACAAACTCTTGAAGAAGAGTTTTGGACTCCGGTATTTGAAAAGACTAATTTCAAAGAATTTGTAAAAGAACATTACACAATTGGGTACAAATCTCAAATCGATGAAGCAGCATTTGATGATGTACTAGAAGGTGAAGATGATGTATAATAACATTAGTGAATATGATTATGAAAGAGTCTCGTTTCGACAAGGCTCTAATCATGATTCATTCAAAATTACAACTGGTCAATGGACTGGCACAGTTATTACATATGGTGAAGTATTAATTAATGAACCATTAGACGAGCAAGAAGAAGCAACTTTAAAGTTTCAATATCAAATTGAACAAACACCACTTGATGCAAAAGAACTTGAAAAAGATCCAGAGTTTAATACATATGTTGGTGATATACTAAAACACGTTATTGAAAAAGCTTTAGACGACAACAATTATAAAATTGGTGATTTACCTGATGGAACCGAATCTGCAAACAACAATTCTGAGGAACTTAATTAATAATGAAAGCTACACTCGTAAGGTTATTCCATTTTTAAAGAAAGATTATTTCGAAGGCATTCATCGAATTGTCTTTGATCAAATTATATCTTTTGTTGGAAAATATAACAAACTTCCAAATGGTGAGGCTCTAGCAATTGAAGTAGAGTCTCAACCTATTACTGATGGTGAATATACTGAAGCCGTTAATGTAATAAAAGAAATATCAAAAGCTGAAGAAATTAATTCTGATTGGCTTATAGAAAATACTGAAAAATGGTGTCAAGATCGCGCTATTCACCTTGCGATCATGAAATCTATAAATATTCTAGACGGAAAAAATCCGCAACTAACTAAGAATGCTTTGCCCGAGCTTTTATCTGAAGCTTTATCTGTGGCATTTGATACTAATATTGGTCATGACTATATTGACGATTTTCAAGAACGATTTGAATTCTATCATCGTCAGGAAGAACGTATTCCATTTGATCTTGACTATTTCAATCAAATAACAAAGGGTGGTCTACCAAATAAAACACTTAATATTGCTCTAGCTGGAACCGGCGTAGGTAAGTCATTGTTTATGTGTCATGTTGCTGGCTCAGTTCTTGCTCAGGGTAAGAATGCTCTTTATATTACGATGGAAATGGCAGAAGAACGTATCGCTGAACGTATCGATGCGAATCTAATGAATACACCCATCGATCAACTTCCAAATTTATCAAAAGATATGTTTGGTAACAAAGTTGCTCAAATTGCAAATAAGACTAATGGTAAATTAGTCGTAAAAGAATATCCAACTGGTGCTGCCCATGTTGGTCATTTTAGAGCGTTAATGAAAGAACTTCAACTAAAGAAGAATTTCAAACCTGACATTGTGTTTATTGACTACCTTAACATATGTGCATCGTCACGAATGAAAGGAATGGGTGGTGCAATTAATTCATACTCATATATCAAAGCGATTGCAGAAGAAATTAGAGGACTTGCGGTTGAATTCGACGTACCAATTGTCTCAGCGACTCAAACAACTAGATCAGGATATTCAAACTCTGATGTCGGGTTGGAAGACACGAGTGAATCATTTGGATTACCTGCTACGGCTGACCTCATGTTCGCCCTCATCTCAAACGAAGAACTCGAAGGACTTGGACAAATCCTTGTCAAACAACTCAAAAACCGATATAACGATCCATCCTCAAACAAACGGTTCGTTATTGGTGTCGATAGATCAAAAATGAAATTATATGATGTTGAGCAATCAGCACAAAATATTATTGATTCAGGCCAGTCTGTTCCAGTAGCAGATTATTCACAAAGTAATGTAAAGAAATTTGAAGGATTTAAAGTGTAATGCATGCTAAACTCATTTCCCATAGTCAACCCACAGGTCGAATCCACACTGGCGAACTTGCACCGACGGGGCTTGACAACATCCAAGACCTCATTGCTTATT